TCTTAGTATGCCTCCGCTAACTTAATATTGATTTGTCTGACCATTTCATCCACATCGACTTGCTCAGCAAAGTTTTGAACTGTAACGTTGATATTGACTTCTTTGTTGCTGTAGTCGTTTGTGGTGGTGGTATTGTAACTATTATTGATACCTTGGCCGTACGTGCCATCTAATGCGGTCTGGGCGCTTCCTGCAGGAGTTTCGACTTGTGGTGTGGGTGATGGCTGTGTTGTGCTTCCTGATTCAATATTGATGCGGATGTGGTCTAGTTCTTTCAAAGATATGCCAAGCCATCCGCCAAGGCTATTGATTGCTCTGATCAGATGGTTTATCATATTGATTCCGCTATTGATAACGTTCTCGATGCCCTTGAGTACGAATTGGATTCCCTTTTCTACAAGTGCTAGCCCGGTCTGGAATAAATTAAAAATAAAGTTAAATACTGGAGCCAATCCCATGAGTGCATTTTTGAGTGGTTGCATCAGTTGTGTTATAAATCCAATGCTTTTCTGGATTAAGCCCATGACTGGTACCAGGACCATTTGTAGCAGTTTAATGACTGGTGTCAATATTGCCATGAAGACTTTGATGTTGTTTGATAGTATTGCCATCACTGGTACGAGTGCTGCTTGTAGCAGTTCTATGAGCGGTGTGATGATAGGTCCAATCATATCAAGGATTGGCACTAGCAAGTCACCTATCATGGTGATGAGTGGTTGGATTACCTGGATAATTTCATTAAAGAGATTTCCCAACATCTGCAGGATTGGAGCCAGTGCAGTTCCTATCGTGGATACGATGTTATTGATGGATTCTCTTACCTTTTCATTTGTGGTATATAGAAGCACCATGATGCCTACAATGGCTGCTATTGCTGCGATGATTGGATGAGCCATCAGGAATGTCAGTGCTTTAGAAAGACCGCCTATACCGCCTATTAGGCTTCCCACAACGGATGTGAGCTTGCCTATGATTAGTATGACTGGTGCCAGTGCTGCAACTGCTGTCAGCATGATGGCGATGTTTGTTTTTGTTTTATCTGATAAATCTGCAAACCATTCGGCCATGGAACGGACTGCAGGAACTATTTTCTCTTGGATGATGTTTGTAAGTGCTTGGAATAGTGGTAGCAAGGATACGCTGATGTCATTCTTAATGCTCTTGAATGATGTTTTAATCGCTAGCCATTGGTCGTCATACGCTGCTAGGCTTGCAACTTGACTATCCGTCATGTATCCTAGTGATTCAAACTCTTTTGTGAGCTGTGCTATACCTTCCGCACCGCTGTTTAATAATGGGATAACTTTGGATCCTAAACGTTCGCCAAAGATTTCGTTTGCAAGATACGCTTGTTCTGATGCATCTGAGATGCCACTTAATCTTTGGATCATCGCTTCGAAGTTTGCTCCCATGCCTTTTGCTGCATCGGATGCACTAAAACCAAGACGCTCTAACGCCTTGGAACCAGTATTTGATACACCCTGTGCAAGATTAGCAAAAGAACCCTGTGTCTTAGCAAGGGCTGTCTGTAGTGTCGTATTATCAACACCCACTTGATTTGCAATATAGCGCCATCTCTGGAACTGTTCTGCGCTCAGGTTGACAGCTTGACTCATATCGTCTATTTCTGCTGCTAGTTTCACAGTGCTATTGAAGAGTGCTGTAGTACCCACTAAGGCACCGACAGCCGCTGCTGAGAATACAGCAAGCGACCGTCCTACCTTTGTTATAGCGGATCCTGCAGTATTGAATTTGTTTGCTAGGTTCTCAAACTTTAAGTTTTGGAGATCCTGGAGTTCTTTTTTAAGCTTGACTGCACTTGATTCGGTTAGGGTTAGTTGAGTCTGCAGTTTGCGATATCCTTCGCTGTCTACAGAACCTCCGCTTTCTTCAAGATACTTCATCTGATCGCGCAATGATTTGGCTTTCGTATTGGTATCGTCAAGTGCTTTTTGTGCGGACTTTTGGGCTTCAATAAAGGTTTTATCATCCCACTTGATTTTGAGTGATTCTACAAGTGCAGCGGTTTGCTTGGACGTGTTTTTGATTTCACGGTCCATTGTTTTTAAACCTTTTTCGAATTGTTTAGTGTCCGCTCCTATGGTGATTATTACACCTTTTGCTGTTTCGGCTGCCATGAAATCACTCCCTTTATTTGAGTAGTTCTAAGTAATCTGAATTGGATGCTTGTCGTCTTTCAACGTTACGACTTCCCAGTCTTTCTTCTTCCATGCGTTTACCATAGTGTTGAAAATTTGTGATCCATATTTCAACAAGCATCGCATACATGTCATGGTATGAAATGCTTGTGATTAGGTCATATGGAAGCTTTGCATCCAATGCTTGTTGAATGCGAGCCAATATGGGTGATGGCTCGATCACTGTTGGCTCTTTGCCATTGCCTTTGCCGTATCGGTCAATTAGCGCCTGCAGATATTGTGATCGAGCTTTTAGTTTTTTCCTGATACGGAATTGACTTCTTCAATGATAGCAGTAATCTTATCAATTACATCGCTAAGATTCTCTTCGCTGACTCCGTTTAGGAAATCTACAAAGGTTGGAAGTTCCGGGCTTTCAATAAAGCAGTAAACCACTCGAAGGCTCTCAATAAGAGTTGTGCCTATCATAGGGTTCTTCTGCAGGTTCTTAAGGTTGATCTGGGTAAGTCCTACAGCATGGACTAGGTCATAGTCTTTCTCTGCTTGGAATGTTCTTTCCCATTTGTAGTTAGCCAACACCGAAGTGTTTACTCTTACAAGGATTTCTCTTCTTTGGTATTCAAGCTTACCTGTAGCTTGATTTTTTGCCATTTCAACCAAAGGAATTTTAATAGATACCGCCATAAATTAGCCTCTTACGCTGCTTTTACTTTAGGTGCGGTGAATGTGCCGAACGTAGCGTAATCAGTGTCTGCAGGGCGTTTTCTTTGGCGCCATACTTTGACTGTGTTACCGTTTGTATCGGTGTAGTCACCAGTGCCTGCAGTATTCAACAAGTTAATACCTAAGATTGTAAATGGCAACTCATAGGTAGTAAGATTTGGTGTTTCTGTGGTTTGTTGATAACTTTCAGCAGGTCTTTCAAGAATGACATTGTAACACCAGAACTTGACTGTTTTGGTAACGTCATTTTCATGAACTTCAATCTCATAGTAGAGATGAACTTCTACGGACTTCGAAACAGAGATATCAGCGATACCAGTGCCATCGACTTCTTGCTTGTAACCTAAGTCCTTAAGAAAGTCTTCTGGTACTTGGATAAGTGTCAATGCTCCTGTAAACCCTTGATCTGCAAAGATTTCAGTCAGTTTCTGACCGTCACCGTAGATAGGGAGTTTGTTGATTGCTGCTTCGAAACTGATTTGACTAGCGTACGCTACGTCATTGATAACAAGTGGTGTTGATGCCAAACAATATTTAACATTCTTCACGTTAAATTGTACTTCTTTAGTTTTAGCCATTATTGTTTCCTCCTTCAATAGCTTTCTTTACTGCTAGGATAATATTTGCTTTTTGGGCTTGAAATCTTCTGCGCATAAAACCCCGGTGAGGACTCTTAGCGCCATGTTCTAATACAATCGTTAGCGGTACTGTCGTTTTTCGCCCATTTCTGGTTGTGGGTACCAATTTGGTTGAACCCACATAACGTACTCTTTGATACTTTTTTTTAGTCATCCAGGATCCTTTTAGATTTTCATCGCTTGATAAACCTATAGGGCTATGTGATTCTAAATCTTGTTGCATAATTCTGGATGCTTCATCAAGACCTTCTTCAACTTTTTTTTTGGTATCTGTTGCAACACTTTTTAGGATGTCATTCATTTGTTTTTCAAATTCATAGCCTACGTCTTTATACGCCATATAAGTATCTTCCATCCAAGTCGACAGTGTATCGTTGACTAGTTGTATCATAGATAGGTCCTTGTTGTGTAAAACGGATACCATTTTGAATAAGTTTATCTCTGTATGCATTCATGATAGTGACTGCATCGTTTATTTTTTTAGCATAAATAC